GGTAGCTGCGGTAGTTCTCAGCCATGTAGTCCTTGACCGCTGAGAGGTACACGGGGCGCTTCGAGTAGTCCCGGTTGCCCTTGTAGTCTGGATAGATGGCGATGCGCCAGCCTTCCTCAGTGGGGCAGGATAGGCAGATGATTAGCTCATCGGCCTTCGTGGTCTCCAGATACTCAGCCAGCAGTGCATCAATGCGTGGGGTTACTTCCTCCCACTCATCGAGCTGTAGGCACTCCACCACGTTGCCCTCATCGTCTTCGAACTTGTGGACCTTCTGGGCTACTGAGGCAATCTTGAAGGCCACGATGTCCGCATCAATCAGGAGCGTGGTCTTCATACTTCGAAGGCTTCCCCATCTTCACAGTCGTGGTCGTAGTACCAATGCTCATCATCCAAATCAAAGGCGATGTCGTTGGCTTCCTCCTCCGACTGCGCTTCAACAATCACATGGGCAGAATAGCGACCCCAGCGGGTTACTTGGAATTTAGCCATGCGGCCTCCTTAGAATGCGTACTGTTCAAACTTCGAAGAGTCCACGCGGAACTCAGGGAAGCGATGGGCAAACTTGCTGAGCCACCTACGCATCGAGCGCGCGTACTGGCTGCCGTCTTCACAGTGGTCCAGCGTGAAGGTCTTGTTAGTCATGTCCGAGTGGAACGCTTCAGTCGTGTTAATGAAGCCACTCCCGCTTGTGGTCGAGCCGAGATACCACGCTTGGCAGATGCCGAAGTCATGGTGCTTAGCGCGCTCCACCGGGTCCAGCCCATTAGCCAGCACGATGACCTGCACGGGAATATGCGAGTCCCCAAACGGGTCATCACCGAAGCTGATCTCATACACATGGTCCACCTCACCGCCTGCTCCAGCGTACTCAGCAGCGATGATAGGGTTCACATGAAGGTGCCCGAAGGCTGCCCCAAGTTTCATCTCGATGCCTTCTTGGTCCGGCACGAAGACATCGATGTCTTTTACCGGCCTGCCCAGGATGTGGTCACGGCAGGCACCCCCCGCGATGAGGGCCCCCGTAACTCCAGCGGCCTTGAGCTTGCTGAGGATTTCATCGAATTGTTGAAAGAGGTTCATTATTGTTCTGCCTTTCGGTTCAGGAGGTTCGCAAGGCTCTGCGCATCCTCCCTGTTGAAGTGTGTCGATACCTTCTCGCCATCTGCGTCAACCACCTTGTAGTCGTTACAGCAGCAGGTCTCTGGGTGGCAGTGGCAGTGATTGATTTCAACTCGGTAGTTCATTGCATTGCCTTAGTAAGAACAGACTTGGTAGACCCCCAGGCAACCAGCGCCTCCCGTGCGATTGCACAGCGTTGGCTGATGGTGAGGGGCTGGCCGTTGAGGTGAGTGATGACGCCAGCTAGGGGCAACTGGCGATGTGCTTCGAGGAGTTCTTGGGTGTGGAATGCGAGGACCTGAGCGGATGTCACTTAGCCTCCTGTTGGAACTCTTCAATCCTCGCCTTATCGGCATTGCATGAGTTCAGTTGGTTGTCATACGCCTTGATGCAGTCCACCAAGTCACCGTTACTTGCGAGCTTGCACAGTGCTGGCTGGGTCCGTGCGGTCAGCGCCTTCGGGATTTGCACCGTCTTGGTCTCGGTGACAAGCGGAGCTTCTGACTGCGGTGCGCTGGCACAGGCTGTCAACGACAGCAGCAGGCACAGGAGCATCAGCCCAATCACCCACAGCTCCACTTTGAACAGCGAGCTGTTTGCGTTCTGTAGAGAACTTGGCATTGTCATATCGAATGTGTTGTTCATCTTTAGCCTTCTGTTGGATGATTGAATCGAACTGGTCTAGCTTCTTCACGGCCACTTCAGTAGCACTCGAAGCCTTCGCAGAGTCAGCCTTCAGGGTCACGTTGGTGGCCTGTAGCTGCCCGTTCTGTTGGACTGTGGAGGTGAAGGTGTGGATAGCGAAGTACGAAAGGAAGCCCAAGAAGAGGACGAAGAGGGCTATGCCGATGTACTTCAGGAGGGATGTGGAGAGGCCGAACATCAGAGAATCTCCTCTCCGCACTGGTCAAATAGCATGACCTTCTTCGCGTGGTCGAGGATTGCCTTGCGCGCATAGTCTTTATAGTCAGTCTTGTAGAACGTGATCCAGAGCGGGCCCACCTTTCGCTGAGCGTGGTAGTTCCAGAATCCAAGCACTGTGCTGATGATTCGATACTTTGCTTTCTGTTCCATCAGTTCACCTCCAGATACGCCTTGCCCTTCCGGGTGGCTAACCATTTGCGACCAAACGAACCACGCTTCTGCTCGGTCGTGATGTACCCACAGGAGGCAGCCATAGCCACCACCTGTGCGTTCGTGCGGGCGTAGTCGTTCTGGAGACTGAAGCCTCCCGATTGAGCACGCTGGATTACTTCAGTGAGTCTCTGCCCAGCTCCTTCCGATTCCGTATTCCCCATCGAGGGGGCACTTGAACTTGAAGTACTCGCCAGATTTGCGGATAGCCTGGACAGCCAGCTTCCCAATAGTTTCGCCATGTTCTTCATCGCATTCGATTTGCCATTCATCGTGGACGTTAGCCACGAACTCATAGTGGATTCCTGGAACGAGACCCAATGCCTGAATGTCAGCATCGAGAATGCACAGGGCCTTCTTCATTTGGATAGCGCCAGCGGACTGGAGCAGGGTGTTGAGTGCAGAGTGCTGCGAGCGGATGTGGAGGATGCAGCCATCGAGGCCCTTGAGGAACCCGCGTGTCTTCACGGCTTCCTTAACGCGCTCCACGAGTTTCCCGAGGGCTGGTAGGTTGCGCATGAAGTCAGAGCGGGACTTCTTCCCACGGCCCCGAGCTCCACCACCCTTGACCCGCGTGAGGATGAACCCCAGCTTCTCGTCACCAGCCCCGTAGATAAACGCATAGAACCACGTCTTGGCGATGTCACGGCCACTCTCGCCTTCGAAGTAGGTGCCCTTAGGGTCCAGCCCGAGAGCCCGAGCGTTGACCGAGTGAATGTCAGTGCCCTTGCTCTTGTCCCCTTCGAGAACCACCTTGACGTACTCGCCACCATCGTAGGCAGCCATGTAGCCAGCGAGGTCACGGAGCTCCAGTGCTGCAGCATCCGCACCCACCAGCACCTTGCCCTTCGGTACGATGAAGAGGGCACGACACTCGTGGCCATACGGGGAATAGCTGGCAGGCACTTGGCCCATGTTGGGGCGGCTGTGGGTCATGCGGCGTGTGACTGCACCGTTCGGGTTGACCGAGCCGTGCATTCGCCCGTTCTTCTCGTTCTTCAGCCACGCTTCCTTACCCTCAGCCAACTGGCCCAACCGCTTGCCCACCATCAGGTACTTCTGGAGCACCTTGGCTTCCGGGTAGGGCAACTGGTTCAGGATGGTTTCATCCACCGTGGGCTTGCCATCCTTACCGAACTCATCAGGCTTCCACCCGTACATCCGCTTGAGCCACAGTGCGATGTGGTCACGGCTCCCTGGGTTGAACTCGGTGAGCTTGATCTTCTGGAAGGGGACACCAGCCTCATAGCCCCGCTTCTTGTCTGCTCGCTTCGGGGTGAACACCTTCCCATCCCGCATCCAGATAGGCTTGAACACGGTGGTCAGCTCTTCCTCCAGCCGGAGCTTCTCCTTGACCAGAAGGGCCAGCAGCCTTGCCGCACCCGCCTTATCGAACATGAAGCCGTACCGCTCTTGCCGGGAGAGGACCCATGCGACGCCATGCTCAATGTCGATAGCTTCCCGCGAGTACCCCTTGCTCTCCAACTTGTTGAACAGCTTCAGGGTCACTTCCGTGTCCTGAACGCAGTAGTCCTGCATCGCTTGGTTCCAGCGTTCCCACTTGCGCCTCTTGCGTTCCTGCTCATCGGCAATCTCCGGGTCACCCTGATAGTCACCCTTGTATTCCCCAAGGCGGTATCCCCAAGCCTCCAGTGATTGGCGCTTGCGGAGGTTGCCGGGGAGCCTGCCCTTCTCATAGAGCTTGGTGTCAACGTCCCACAGGTCCGGATACACGAGGCGTGCATAGACCAGCGTATCAATCACCTTGGCGGGGCTAAGGGAGAACTTCGGATACAGCTTTTGGATTGCGGGGATGTCATACGAGATGCCGTTGTGCCACACCGTAAGGTCAGCAGCCTGAGCCATTGCAAGGCCCATCTCGATGGTCCTGAGGGGGTCTACTGAGTTGAAGATGTGGACCTTGCCCGTGTCGATGTCCCGATGGACAATCATGTGAATCTTGGTGATGCCATCAAGGAGGCCATCGGATTCGATGTCGCTCACTAGCCTCACTCTTCCTCCCTACCGAAGACAACATCCTGGCAGCCTTGGCACAATCCAGAGATGCCTGCCTCACGCTTCGAGATTTCATCCCGGAACCAGTGGAGGAAGTATTCGCCGGAACAGACTGGGCAAGTGAACATGCCAATCTCATCCGACACGAATCGGTTGTTTCTGACTTGCATCGCGCTCTCCCTATCGAGTAGCTTTAGAAAATGAAAAGGGCCACCCGAAGGCAGCCCTTGAAGAAATTGGCCGGTCTTTCCCGGGAGTCATCGGCACTTGCACCCGAACGCTAGGGGCTTAGGCCCCAGGTCGCTTACTGCATCAGCTCAGGAACAAGTCCCGCTCTGCTTTCCTGCGTCTGGTGAGCCCAGCGAGAACCTTCCCGCCAGCCTTATCCCATCTCAGGAACTCTTCAGATGCCCCTTTGACATCCCCAGCGTTGAGCTTCTTGAGCAGCGTGGAGCTGCCCAGATTGCCCAGCCCAAGGTTGAACGAGAAGTCCACCAAGGCATCGAACTGGTTACCATTGATTGGGTAGGTGACTAGCTTAAGAACTCCGTTCTGGAACCGAAGGATGTCAAGCGCGAGGAGCGCCTCAGCCATAGCCTGGGTGATTACCAGCCCCTTATAAACATCAGGGCCAGTATGGCCATAGCCGATGGTCCAGACACCCACTGAGTCTTGATACGCGGTCAGCTTGCACCCCTCAAATTGCTTCGTGAGTGCCAAGCCGTTCTTGCTACATGTGAGGGTCAATTAAGTTTCGGTGTGTGGTAGTTGAAGCCTTCCAGTTGATAGACCAACTCGACAATCTGGTACTGGCTTCGGTTGCTCGGGGATACCTGCTTGATGAAGGCCGTGGCAGCAGCCTTGGTGTTGAGCGGCCCCGATACGGCTTCCCCAGCGAGGCGTACTAGCCACTGGCTAATCTTCTGTTTCATCTTGGGTTCTCAGAATGGTGCGTCTTCGTCCCACTGGGGCGTGCTGCCCCCTGTGGTCTCGTCGTCAAACGGGTTGCTGTCCAATTGCTTCAGCCTCCCGGTCTCCGTGTCATACCCCAGTGGAATCACAGTGCCAGTCCCTTGGCCCGTGTAGCGGTCCTTCAGGATGCGCAGTAGGGAAACGTGACGGAGCTTCTCGTTCTCCTCTTGCTGATTGCGCTCTAGTCCGAACATGAAGCTGGACCACTGGCCAATCGCACGGGAGCCCTTGAAATGGCGGATCATTACCCGGCCACCTTCCTCGTGGGGTTTCCCTTCAGGGGTGTTCAGGTGGGAGATGAAGTACAGCGTGAAGTGAAGCTCGCGGAGCATCGAGGCGAGGTCAGTCATGATGTACTCAAGCTCCTTCCTCTCGTCCATCTCACGGGCCCCAGAGGCCAGCGCAGTAACGTGGTCAAGGAAGATATGCTTGCAGCCCAGCGAGACCACCATGAACCGGATACGGGCCTTCACGGTGTCATAGTCCGTATGCCCGAAGTGGTCATAGAGGAACACCGACTGGGAGCCATCGAGGTCATCCACGGCCTTCTCAAACTCCTCTTCGGTCCACCCAGCGTCGGGAACGTGGAAGCGCTTGGACTTGGCCTTGCCCGCGAGACAGCGAACGGTGTGCTCAGGGGTCTCTTCGAGGAAGATGCCGCCAACCTTCTGGCCGTGCTTCTCCACCAGATGGACCATGACCTCCTTCCAGATTTCACTCTTGCCCATCCCAGTGCCAGCCCCGAGGGCGTACATCTCATCCTCTCGGATGCCATAGGTGGCCTCAGTGAGGGCATCCCAAGGCCACGAAAGGCCTCGCTCGATGGGCTTAGAGAGCTTCGGTCGGAGGTCCCCGATGCTCACAATGCCGTCAGGCTTGTAGCTCTTGGCCCCCCAGATGGCATCAATGACTTCAGCCCCACGGCCAGCCACGAGCATCTCATTGGCGTCCTTCAGGGGCAGTGAGGCCAGCTTGCATTTGCCCGGGGTGAACAGGGCAGCACACTCAGCCATCGCTTCCTTGCCGGGGTCGTCCATGTCGAACATCAGGACCACCTCTTCAAACTGCTCAAGCCACTCTAGGTGCTTCTGCAGGGACTTCTTGGCCCCCTGTGCTCCATTAGGCACGGAGACAACAGGCCACTTGTTTCCCTGCAGTTGGCTCACGGTCATGCAGTCAATCTCGCCTTCCGTTACCACCACCTTCTTGCCACCATCGCGCCACAACTGCTGACCGAATAGGCCAGCGTTCTTGAAGTCGCCGAGCGTGACGAAGTTCTTATCCGCATCGCGCATCTTCTGGGCCACCATCTGCTGCCCATCAAAGTACGGAGCGAGTTGCACCGTGTTGCCCTTACTGCTGGTCCCCACGGTGTACCCGAACTTCCTACAGGTTTCCTCGCTGAGCTTGCGCTTACTGAGGGCCTTTACTTCTCCATCCAGAATCAGGTCTTTGGCCATTGGCTTCCTTGGGGTGTGTTCTACAGCCCCGTCAGCGGAGCCCTTCTCGCGGTACTTACAAACGAAACAGAACGCATGAGAATCGGAGTAACGAGCGAGCCCATCCGAGCTACCACAGGAGGGGCAGTTTTCATGGTGGAGAAAGCTGCTCTCTGGTCCATCGTGTGACAAGTTCAAGCTCCTCTAATGTGGCGTCGCTCTTGATTTGGTTAGCGCGCTTACTGATCCACGCCACGTTCCCCACCACGTAGCCCAGACTGGGAACGAGGCGGTCAAGGGAGGGGGCAAGCCCCGGGTCCTGCCCGCCTGAGATTAGCGGGATGCCCAGTGCGGGGCACAAAGCAGGAACAGGGGGAACCGTGTCTAGGCTTATCTCAAAGGGAATCCCCCGGAGCAATGCTTGCCTCCGCCTTTCGTTGACAATTTTCTTAACGAAGTGCAGCGGGTCAGTAACGCGCCGTTTTCTATCGTGGCGCGCGGCACTGGCCTTCACCTTCTCGGGGTTTGCTGCCCTCCAGGCATTCTGGATACCCTGCCAGCACGGCTTGCAATACCTGCGGAGTCCATCACTAACCGTCTTGTCTTTGTAGAAGTCAGCGTGGGGCTTCGCAACCCCGCACCGTGCGCACAGCTTCACGCAATCCATCAGTCCCCGTATGCTTCTTCAGCCTTATCGAGGTCCAACTGCACCTCTGCCTTGACATGCTCAGCGTGCTCAAGCATCTGCCCGAAAATCCACGTATCCCCGCCTTCCTCCGCAGCTTCACGGATGGACGCCTCCAGGTCCTCGATTTCCCACTCAAGTTCAACAATGGCGTCTTCGAGTTCCGCGATGTATGCAGCTTGGGAGTTGGTCATGCGAGCACCTCACCGTTCTTCACCGTGCGCACCACACCCTTGGAGACCAGCGCGTAGGTGCGCTCTTCAACCTGATAGAAGCCCCGATAGCGGCGCTTTGCAAGGGCGGTGGCTGGAGCCTGAGTGTCATAGGTGGTGACCGTCTTTCCGGTTGCTTGGTCCACCACTGCGTACTTCTTAACGGTATCGCTCATGCGAGGACTCCTTGGTTCTTGAGAGCGTTGTAGGTGCGGAAGGAGAGGTTCGTGGACCAGCCACGTTGAGCATCACGGGAGAGCTTCGGCTTCTTCAGGAGGGCCTCCCAGACCATCACGCTGAGGACTGAGGGGACCACGAGTTCAATCGAGTTTTCGAATGCGGTGCGGATGGTGGACATTAGATGACCTCCAGTTCTTCTGCGGTGTACGGGCATGCTGCTGCGTCCCCAGCGAGTTTCACGTAGAACGGGAACGGCACGTCCTCCAAAATGCGCTGCATGGTTCCAATGCGGCCATGGTCGGCACTGAAGGGATACAAAGCGGTAACGCGGACCTGAGCGCCCACCTTCAGTTCCTCCTTGGGGACCTCTGCGGGGGCCAGCGTATAACGCGCATAGGTCTTCCCGTTCGGGTCTTCCTTCATCTCCGTTTCAATACTCATGCCGCGCTTACGGAGCACTTCGATAGCCGAAGCCAACCGGAAGATGCCGAAGTTGCTCAGGGCTTCCAGTGCGGTGATGCTGCGGCCCGACTCCAGATAAGCCTGGATGTTCTGGATGCCGGTCTTCTTCTTGAACACGTTGTTGCTGACTGACTTGCTCATGTGGAACTCCTTGGATGTGTTTAGTACCTACCCGGTGTGGGGCAGGCCGCCTAGATAGGACTTAGTAGGTGAGGGAAGTGCGGACTAGCGGGAGGTCGAAGAGCCTGCGGAGCTCCTCGCTCAGCCATGCTTTAAAGCGGGTGAACATATCCAGCCTCCGAGAGGAACTGTTTGACATCGAACTGGGGGCAGGTCGTAGCGGCATTAGGGAGGTCCCTGTGGCCAACCACAATTGCCTGTGGGAACTGCGTGTGGAGGTACGTGAGGAGGGTCAAGAGGCTCTCCCGCTGGTCCTTCGTGAAGTTGTCTGCGGGGTTACCTTCCTGGTCCATACCGCCAGCCAAGCAGATGCCGATGGATTGACTATCGAAGCCCGGAGCGTGGGCCCCAGGTTGGTCCAGAGAGCGGCCCGTTTCGATTTGACCTTTGCGGTCCAGGATGAAGTGGTAGCCCACCCAGAGGCGCCCTTTGAGGCGGTGGATGCGCTCCATGAAGGCCTTGTTGACCTTCTGGCGGGGCTTGGTGTTACTCGAATGGACTACGATGTAGACCACCGAGGAGGCGGTCAGGGAGGGCATCAGAGCTTGTAGGCGATGCCAGCGTCGCCCAAGGCTTCGCAGAGGTCATCGCCCAGTTCGCGGGTGACTGCAGAGATGTACATGCGCGTGTGAAGCTCATCCGCCTCCATCACGATGCTCTTCAGCCGTTCAGCCTCTTCCAGTGTGAGGGTGATCTTCACGTTACCGTTCTGGGTGTGTTTGACTTTCATTTGGGAGGTTCCTTAAGCCAAGCCTCTGGAATCCATTTATCAGCGTATTGGAAGCCATATTTCAGGCACCAATCTGCATAACTTGTCTTCGAGGTCTTGGAGATGGTGGATTTGGAGCGGGTGAACACGAAGCGAATATCAAGCTCCGGGTGCTGCTCCTTAATGAGGAGGTGCTTACGGCGGTCCTCTGTAAGGAACCGGCCTTTACTTTCGATGATGATGCCGTTTGGGAGGCGGAAGTCCCAGGTGTATTTGTGCGGGGTTGCGGGCGTGATGTACGGAACCTTCTCCGCTTCAAACTCGAAGGGGATACCCGCTTGGGTCAACTGCTCAGCGATGGCTTCTTCCAGACCGGAGCGGAAGCCATGCTGAACTGCTGTTTTTGCTACTGTCCTACCTGCCAAGCTTAGAACTCGTCAGGCTCATCCGAAGCTGCACCACTGGTGCCTTCAGCTTCATCCGAAGCATCACCAGCCGGGAACTCATCGGCTTCATCGTAGCCATCTTCATCCGAAGAGAATCCGAACGAGGATGCGGACTTCGAGCCCTCCGAGACCAACTCAAGAATCTGCACAGCCTGGAGGCGCAGCGAGATGCCCGCTTGGCCCTGACCAGCGATGAAGTACGGGCTCACTTCGAATGAGACCTTGCCCTCAGTGCCGCCCCAGATGTTCGGGGGGGTCTTCAGTGCCACACCCTTGGCGTTGAACAGGCCCGGCTTGCGGGTCCACTTCTCGCCCTTCTTGTTCTTTCCCGATGCCTTCATCTTGAACTTGAAGATGACGTAGCCCGTGGGCTCTTCAGTCTCCTTGTCATACTCGGTCTCGTACATATCATTGAGCTGGAATCCGTTCTTCAGCTTCTTGCGGTTCGCCACCGGGAGCGCATCGAACTCCGCTTGGCCATCCTTCTCAGCCTGCTCGTAGATGGGCGTGAGCTTCTTAATGAGCGGCTCAGCTTCCTCTTCGGTCAGCTTCAGGTTGACCTTATAGACACCATCCGGCTGCGGGAAGGCTTCATTGCCGTAATCCGGCTTGGTCAGTGCGGGGAACACGAAGACGCCACGCGGGGTGGTGCCCTTGACGAGCTTGGGTTTCTTATCGGTTGCCATTTAAATACCTTGATTGGTGAGGTTGAACATGCGGTGCTCCTGGTCCACGTTGATGCCCATAACGAGCATCGACTTGAGCAATGTAGCAGGGACTTCTTGGCCAGCCTGCCAGTGAGCTTCGGCTTGGCGAATGAGGAACTGGCGGTGGGTCATGCTGCGTATGCCTCGCGGTAGGCGGCATCAAAGATGGGGCCCAGCAGTGTGTTCACCGCATGCACTACGGCATCGCTGGTCGTGAGGCTGGCGATTCGGCCAGACGATTCCATTGCAACCCCCGCAACGTGGTGCGGGCGGTTAGCCACAGCGCCCAGTGCCATCAGCTCCTCGCGGGTGTTGACCTTAATGTGGAACACGCGGGGCTCGAACTGGGGCTTCTGTGCCTCCTCCAGTTCAGCCTTAAGCTGCTCGATGGCCTGCTCGTGATTGCAGATGCCTTGCTCGTGCGCAGCAATCGCCTGCTTAATGCCTGTAATCTTCAGTTCGTTCATTTAAGTTCACCTTTAACGTAATCGCGGAGAGCCTTGGTCTCCCGTGTGAAAAACCCATCAGCATCCTTCGCAATCCGCGAGGCTTTACTGATGAGTTCGCTTGGGTCCAACTGGAGCTCCTCGCAGATGACCGTGAAGAGCACTGCTACGCCAGCCACCTGTTTGTGCTTCTCGTAGCTTTGGATGCCCGATACGGCTGCGTATGCGGACTCCACGGCGTGGAAGGAGATGATTGAGTTGAGCTTGTCGGTGTTCATCGGCTGAGTGCGTGGTTGGAGTGAAGGCCGATTGCTTCCAGCATCGCGTTGGCGAGGTCCATATCCAGACGCCCCATGTAGTTGTTGTCCAGCTCTGCAACTAAGGCACGGCTCTCGGTGTAGAACATGCGAAAAATCTCCGCCTCCTCCCGTGTCTCAACAGTGACGCTGAAGGTGAACGGTTGGAATCCCGGGTTGGTTACGAGAGTGGTCTTCATGCTTGCACCAGCCCCTTAGTGCGCAACTCGAAGTCAGCCTTCATAGCCACGAAGGTCACGAAGCCATGCTTGCGCGCGAAGCGGTTCAGCTTGCGGGTGTGCTTGCGGTCAATGCGCACGCCACCAACGGTGCTCAGGGAGCGGACTACTGCTACAGCTTTGGATTTCATGTGGGGGTCCTAGGGTGTGAATTCGGGAGAGCGGTTTGATCCTGCGAGAGGTGGGTTTTAGGCTACGAGTCCGTCATCAGGGCCGAACACGCGTACCGATTCGCTACCGTCGTACTCTTCAATCTCGAAGCGGGAGCCCTTCGGAACCCACGAAACGTGGAGGTCGCTCACGCCACCGGGATACGCACCGGGGAATTGTTCAGAAGCCACCACATGCCTGTCTTCGCCTGATTCACCCAGCACCGAGAGCGCTAGTCGAGGGCAGAAGATCATTCGGGTGTCACCGCTCCAGGTGGACCAGCCCGCGCCGAAGCTGGGGGAATAAAGGACAGCCACATGGCCGTTGCGCTCAAGTTTCTCGATGCTCATGGGTTCTCCAAAAGAAAAACCCCCAGCGATTGCTGAGGGCCGTTTGATTCTGCGAGAGGTGGGTTTTAGGCGGGGAGCCCGTTTCGAGCCCTGAACTCTGCCAACGCTGTCTTCCCCTTCCGAGGGCGCGCGGCCAGTACCAATGCCTCAATATCGGAGGCTGCAATAAACACGGTTCCATTAGACGAGGAGCCCTTGAGTTCCGTGGTCCCGCCATCGTGCTCAAGTACGCCACTGACGGAGCGCTTATAGCTGAACCGCGCCTCAGCCACCTGGACCATCTTCTTCCAGTCCGCGTAGTCCCATCCGAGGACCTTGCTCACGGAATGGATTGACACGTAGCTCACGCCGCCAATGAGGAACTGCGCGTGGGCAATGCGCTTGAACCGCTCCTCGATAGTGCTGATGAAGGACTTGGAGAAGTCAGCGAGTTGCTTCTGCGCGCCGTCCTTCTTAGCAAACCCCAGGTCCCCCATGAGGCCCGCTGTGTCCAACTTTCCCAGCAGCGATGCCAGGGCCTTCAGTTCGTCTTGAGTGATCTGCATGTGTGGCTCCTTAGATGACGCCGAGGGCATCGCAAACTTGGTCGAGAAGGGCAATCGCCATCTCACGGGTGAACGGGGTTTCTTGGTCGTCAGCCTGGAGAGCCTTGAGGGCTAGGCCAATGATCTTCACTTGGCGCTCCATCGCTGCAACGTTGGTGCTGCGGGTGGCTTCCGCGTCAGGGCTGACACCGCGCATCGGGTCGGTCTTCTCCGCGAGGTTCGTCAGGCCCTCCACATCCATCCCGAACTTCTCGGCCTGCTTCTTCAGGTACTTCTTGGCGGTCTGCTGCTCTTGCCCTTCGCCCCGTTCGGCCATCGAGGCCAGCTTGTTGACCTTCTTGGCGGTCTCGATGGTGATTCGTTGGCGGGGGGCCGGGGAGGCTGAGAGGTCCAGTTCGGGGGCCGGTGCGGGGGTGTCTTTGGGCTCCTGCGCCTTTCGGATCAGCGTGGGGTGACTAATGCCGTCTTCAGATAATCTGACAACGGAGGTAGCGAACCACATGGCATCGGCGCGGGTCGTGCGGTCCATGTCAAAGCCCATCCCCACACACCACCTACCAAACGCTTGGTTACTGCTGTTCTCCCTACGGCCAACCAACAGGGCCTCTCCGACTTCCCTCCAGAGTTGCCGTTGTTCTGCTGCGGTTGCCTTAATGCGGCCCCAAGCGCGCTGGCCACGGGTCACTACTGCGGAGGTGAGGGGAATCAAATGCGCGCTAGCGCTGCTCGGGAGGGTGTTCATCGCGTTACTCGTTAAGGTTGGTTTGAACTTGCGAGAGGTGGGTTTTAGAGGCCACCACTCTATCAGAAACACATGCGCAAGTGGAACGCATCAGGCGAAAAAATACTCCGAGTGCATCACACCCTCCAAATCCAACGTGCCACACGGGGGCAACTCAGGGAGCTCCTTAGCCAACTCTGCAGGCAACTGATTGGCCAATTGCTGCTTGAAGTCGGCCAGCACTTCCTCGCTGTACTGGTCCACGAAGGCCCTGCGGAGCAGATTGCGGAGGTCTTCAGCGGCCCCAGCGTGGCTCCCGTAGCTGTCGTGAATCATTGCGAAGTCCGTAATTCCCGCATCCAGGCAGTAGGCCACCGTGCGCATCATGTGGGCCGCATCAAGCGAGTGGATGAAGTTCGGGGAGATGCCCGCAGACTGCTTACGACCATCCAGCTTGTCCCCCTCGTTCTTCAGCATGAGGCGGATGCGCTTGCCCGCCACATCGAAGTCCAAGCTCTTGCCAATCTGCTCACGGTAGCTCTGGAGCACCAGCAGGCCACTCGGGGTGGTCCACGAGACCGGGAGGGCGTTCGATGCTGCCACGCGCGCGGCCTCCTTCAGCCAGTCCATAGCTTGGTGAGCGGCCACCACTACCTTGCCAATGGCCTGATAGTTGGTGTTGGCGAGGTACTGGCAGTCCTTCAGGTCTGCTGTTACCTCCACGCCATCAGCCTTCATCTTCTGGAAGACGCCTTCGATTTGACCGCACATGCCCCGCTTGGTGGCTCCGTAAGGCGTGGTCATGGTGTTGGGCTTCGAGAGCTTGCGGGTCATCTTGCCTGCCCACTTCTGGCCCAACTCGATGCCTTCGTCAGCGTCAGCCTGCATGAGCATGTTGGCTGCCTTGGCGACTTCACTATAGATGTCGCTCGGGACATCACTGGGGACCAGACCAACCGCAGCGCCGCCCACTTCATCCCGAAGGAGCGCAGAGAAGTTCTGCAGGCCGTTGCAGGCGCCATCCCAGGAGCACGGAAGGTGGCTGATGAAGTCCTCCTGAGCCTTACCGAGGTCCGTGTGCATCGTGAGGGCCAGCCACTCGTAGCAGAAGGCGAGGAACATATACGGGCTATCTGCATCGGCCCACCAGCGGGAACCATCGAGGGGATTGATGGCGGCCTCAAGAATCTCGTCCTGATGGTCAATGACCCACTGCACCCGCTCATCGAAGGTCACCTTGTCAATCCCGAAGGTGTTGGCACCGTGGATGGCCAGCCAGCGCGCACCATTCTCGCCCAGTGCCTTCCCCTCAGCGAACACCAAGAGGGATTTGTCACTGTCGCTACCTTGCGGGTTAAGGAAAGTGGACACGGGATATGCGCGACCACGCCAATCCAGATTGTGAACGTAGTAGAAGGCTTCGATGTTCTCGAACTTCTCCGCCATCCACAGCTTGCTGGACATCGAGGCCCGCTTGGAGGCAGCCCGAATGTTCCCCTCATACACCTGTGCTGCCTGCTTCTTCCATGCCTTGAGCTCCTCCGGGTCCGGGGTTTCGAGGTCGAAGGTCTTCGCGGGCAGGGGCATCGGGTCACGATGGGGCAGCTTACCGAGGCGCCCACCGTTATCCCAGACCTCCTTCATGACATGCAGGACAGCCTTGTTGATGGCCCAGGGGGTGTCCTGGAGGGCATTGACGGCCTTGTAGACCATCGGCATGGAGACCTGCTTCAGGTCCTCCAGGTAGTTCCGGTTGCCGGTCTTGATGAGCGGAAAGCGCATCGGCTTGGTCAGGTAGCCACCACCGAACGGGCTAGTCCAGGGACGCGGACGGACCACCATAGGCATAGCCATAGGGGACATGAGGGCACACCGAGCGTGGCCATTAGCGAGCCACTTGGCGGTCTCTTCAGTGGGCACAACGATGTGCGGGGTATCGTTGACACCACGGACGAACTTCTGGACCTCCACGAGGCCCGTAGCTTCCTGGAAGAGGGAGATGAGCTGCATCCCGAGGCGCACCTTCTCAGCCTTGCCCCACTTAATCGGGACCAGCTTGGCGTACTTCTGCTGCACACGGAGAACGATGTGGCGATGGCGGTCATCGCGGGAGTTCTCAATCTTCTTCATGAGCTGACGATACAGAGCAGGCTCCTGCTTCTTGAGGTCGTCAAAGTTCAAACAATCCTCCAGACGATTGGCGATGTCACCAGCCACAGCACCCACCATAGACATGCTGGAGATGTGATTCATGACCACCTTAGCGGTCACGAAGGCCACCAGCTTGCGGTCTTGGAACTGGTCGAGGTAGCGGACCACACCCACGGAACGGCTCGCCTTACCTGACAGCCCTTCTTCGATGTACTTCTCGATGGCCACTGCGGTGGGCTCGATGGCTGCCTTAATCATCTGAAGACCGGGGGGCATCATGTCTTCCCCCTGCTTCAAGGCTTCGTTATAGCGCTTCATCCCGAGGCCAATGGCTTCCTCTTCGAGCTCCAGTTGGAGGGCGTTGAGGTCAACCGTAGCGGAGGTGTTCGTGGTCATGATGTGTTCCCTAAGTGGAAAGCTTCGGACAATAAAAATGCCTCCTGCGTCATTGCGCGGGAAGCGTTGAACTTACGTTTCGACTACAGGTATGACTATATCAGGAACGCATTGTTAAGTGGAACACATTCGAAGGAATTTTTGAGATGTAGCTGAGGGGAGCCGGTATGGATTACCTGAAGGGAAACTGAAGATGTCTTACTGGGTTCTCTTACGGTGATGCCACTACTAGGTCATCCCTTACAGGAATTATTTTGAGGGTGTGTATGTGTGTCTAAATCCTTGGTCACACACGTAAGGCATCAATCGTTTATCTATAGGGTAAATCTATAGTTTCTTCAAACTGATAAAAGTAATTTATAACTCATTGATTGCGTGGTCTTCCCACAATACGGAACTTATCCTAGTACTGACACTACTAGGATGACCAGTAACAGGATGGGCTGCGTTTAGTCTGCGAGAGGTGGGTTATAGCCACACAGGAGGGAAACTTTTGGAGACACAGCGGGGGAGATTAGCCACATCCACAGTCACAGGTATGCGCTAGTGGATGCAGCCGGTAGGAAAACTATCGTGTAACTGCCTGATTTGCCACGGATTTCAGTCGATGTACTGACATGCTCCTGATGGCGTTGCCGAGGACGACCTTTCCTCTACGGACGGTTCCTCTGTTGGTAAATGCTGTGTAAATTCAAAGACTTATGCTGCTCTTCACTTTCATCAGGAGATACCTTTTGGGGGTCATTTGGGGCTACTTTAGCCGCAGTTTTAGCCGCAACCGAAGGGGCATCAGCCGCAAGAATATCAGCAACCCCACGGAGCCCCGCAGCACTCACATGGATGTACTTCTGGGTGGTCTTGAGGGACTTGTGGCCTAGCATCTGTTGGATGAGGGGGGCCGATACGTTGGCATCAGCGAGCCGTGAGCCTACCGTATGGCGCAACGTGTGCATTACAAACTCCTTGTCCTCGGCGAATCCCATCTCCTCCCTGACCCACCTCCAAGCCCTCGTTGCCATAGTCTCTGAGAGCATCCCAAAGGGCTTCGCGAGATGGGCACGGGCTGCCAATACGCCAGCCACTCGGGGAGTCATGGGGACGCCACGGGGCTGCTTGTTCTTGGTGACCCACAGGACAATCTGGCGTTCGGTCAGGTTGAAATTGGCACGGGTGAGCGTGAGGGCTTCGTTCAGCCTCATGCCGGTGTCAGCCAGAACTCTGATGAGGTCCGCTACGTCCGCGTAGAGCTCCTTGGGGGACTTCTCAAGGCGCTCGATGGCCTCAGCCACCTCCTCAGAAGTGAAACGCCTCTGGCGTCCCTCTGCGACCTTGGAGCGCACGATGCGGGGCTTCACCAGCTTGTCATAGCCCCAGTTATCGATGGCCTCATTAAACAGGACCGAGAGCTGGGAGACACGCTGGTTGATGGTGCTTCCTGCCTTGCCCCCTTTGGCCATCTGCTCGATGAACTTGGTGATGGCCTCACGGTCGATTGTGGCCAGCTTCCGGTCAGTCCCAAAGTGCTCTTCGATGGCTCTGCGGTTCTTCTCGATGGTGCGGACATCCGGGCTATCCCGCCAGGGTTTGTATTCCCGCATGGCTTGCTTGTAGGCTTCCCCGATGGTAGGCCCATAGGTGGCTGCGGACTTCTTGGAGGCTCTATCCGCCACACCCGCGATGAGCTCGGCTACCCGCTTCTTCGCCTCTTTCTTATCCTTGGTGCGGAGGGACTTGCGAATCCGCTCTCCACCATCGTAGAAGTCGGAGTACCAGACCTTTCCGCGTAGTTCCAGGTTATCACTCATACCAATCCCCAAAGGTAAACGAAAAAGAGCCACCCGAAGGTGGCCCAGTTTGCTGCTGTCTCTCAGGCTTTAACGGCGGGCCTTGTCCTGACGAATCGTCCCAACTGCTCGTCAATTCTCTCTAACAGAGCCTTACCCTCATCGGTGAGGCTCACAATCTTCCTGCTGTAGTTGGTCGGGTCCTCTGCTGTGGTCACCAGCCCAAGCCCCTGACCCATTGCGCTATTACCTCTGCCCAATGCTGCGACACTTCTGGACATCACTGCTTGGCCCAGCCCGGTGGACTCCTGGAGTTCCTTCAGGCTGCGGCCAGGGTTCGCTGCAATCTCTGCGAACACCACTACCATATTCGGCGGTACATCCTGCTTCTCCATCTTCTCAGCACAGAGATGACGGAAGATTTGTAGGACTTCTGCTGCTACGTGTAGAGCGGTGGTGCTGCTCATCTGGTGCTACTCCCCATTTTGTTTTAGTCAACTGCGGCTAATGACCAACAGCCACTTCCGCAGAATAAGTACTTCCAGACCCCCGGTGTCTTCATCGCGTATCGACTCCAACATCGCGGGCTTGCGCCCATTCCGCTCTACATAGTCGCGGCAGAAGTGGATGTCAAAACCTGCAAGTGACAGCAGCATACAACAGTTCCTCGTTGGGACAAAATGACTAAGTGGATGACTTGTCGTTATTTGTTAAAACTTGTAACAGCTCTTGCCCGAAGGCATGGAACGCATCATAGGGCTCGATTGCTCACACCTTACGATGAGTTTCTTCTATGTAATCTCCCATATACATAGCGTTGACAAGCGGTGGACACATGGGCTCTGGCCAAGCCCTCAAGTTATTACAGAAGATGCCGAGCCTGTACATTTTCACAGTACTTTTGCCCCGCATTAGATCAATTCTCGTAAAAATCTGAAGGAAAGCTCCAGACATCTTGGGCCTTTCTTCAGACTTTTGAGGGGATACATACAGACTCCCCCTGTTGTAAGCGTGCAACTAATACCTCACTGGGCCTTAACAGACTAATCTACTCGGGTAACTCTTACCCACCCCTGGGCCGTAACAACTTGAATCATGCGCACCCCTGGGCCTAACCGGGTTTCACCTAGCTGGGCCCTATCAGACTGGCTGAAGTTGAGCAGGCAGGCGGCCATGTGCGCCACTGCGAAGGCATCGCGCTTGACCCGGAACTTGATGGAGCATCGGTAGCCCCTGGTTGCTTGTGCTTCTATCAGGTACGGCATAGGAATACCTCTAGGAACGATTTAGAGGCCCGTGGTGCCTCTGGTTGACATTCCCTAGTGGAATGCTAGGGGTAAACTGAAGGAAGCCCACAGAGGGCTTCATATGGGAACCTTGGGTTTCGTGCGCTTGGTCACGGCTTGGCCCCGTCATCGGCTAGGATTGCCTCTCCAGCATCAATAGCGGCATCGAGGCGCTCAATCGCCTCCCGGTTCGTTTCCCAGAAATACACCCCGCTAACGTTGAATCCCTCAGCCCGTGCTGACATCTCCTGCGCTGCTACGACCAACCTGCCCAGCACCGTATAGACATCTTCGGGTTGTTCCGTGGGCGCATAAGGCGCACTGAAAGGGTGATGAGATGTCATCGCTTAGCCCCCAACAGGGGCCGCACGGAGTCCACGAGAATAGCCAGGGTTGCCGCGAGGCCCACACAGCAGAGAATCGCTAGGATTGAATAGAAGAACAGTTGGATTGAATCGAACATGGTTAGATGACCCCCAGTGCGCGGAGCTCATCAGCGTTCAGGTTGTCAATCCCGAACTCCTCTACAGTCTCGCCACAGTTGTAAACATCGCCCGAGACATCCTCGATGAGGAGACAGCCGTCTGTATCAATTCCAATGACCTGCATGATGTGAGCTCCAAAGGGTTGCCTAGACGATTCGCTAGATGAACCGGACGCGCGCCTATCGGCTTGCAGACGCCTACCATCCGGTTTATCTAACGGGCTCCAGAGATGGACTAGAGCCAGTCAGCATGAGTTGCGCTAGTGGAATGCTTTAGGAAACGTAAAGGTACGGGCGCGCTTCAATAGCCCTGCCATCCTGATACCAGCCCACGAAGCATTCGCGCTTCTCAGACCACATGAGGCGGCCCTTAAGGTGGCGCTCCATCTCAGCGTAGGGCAGCGAGTGGTATCCAATTGAGAACCGCTCGTTCTCCGCGACTTCCTCTCCGCTTGCGTAGGAGACATTCCAGCCCAGCACCCAGTCTAGGAACCCAGCATCAGCCAGTGAATCAATCTTGAACAGACGAACGCGCCCATAGTTTCCCCGCACATCTCCACCCTGATGCACTTCGATTGCCACGTAGCAGTCCCGCTCCCAGCACCAATCCCCGTGACCATCCGCAGGGTAAAACACCTGCCACTGAAACTGAGACGAAAAGTCGTTCTCGTTGTTGTAGGTGTTGTCCACACCAGTGCACTTGTATTCCTGGCCCTCTTCGAGCTCGATTGCTTCTTTGATTTCGTCTTCACACTGCATCAGCCACTTCTGACTGAGGAGCTCTTCCAACTCGCCACCTTCCAGCACTTCAGAGCCCAAGACAGCCGACAGCCACTCCTCAGTGTCAATCGCCGTGCACTCAGGGAAACTATGGTCAAACTGGATCAGGTTGTTCGTGGTCATTTTCGATACTCCTCTATCAGTGGTTGCTAACGTAGAACAGAGCGGGCACTGCTGCGTCCTGTAGAGCCCTAATGGCATCTTCGAGGGTATCGAAGGCCAGTATTATCTTGCCGGACATCTTGTGAATCAGTTTGTACATGACATCGGTTCCTTTAGTGGATGACTGTAGTGTGACTGAAGGTGGACTACAGGTCAACAGCTATTATCCGTTTGGTCCTCTTACGGTGCGGAAGGCCCATGATTACCGATACACCCCAGAGATAAGGTCACATGCAGCTGCTCTGATGTGTTGCGAGTGTTGCCCTTTGGAGTTACTGAAGAGGAGCAGGAGGAGCGTTTGTGCTGTCTGGGACATGTTCAATCCTTACTGAATGTTCAATTGCTTGCGCAGTGCTGCCAGTTCACGCTCCTGAGCAGACTTACGCGGGAACAGCACCGTAACCAGACCAAACAACGAAGCACCGAGGAACGAACCGAAGAGGATGAACGAGAACACATAGAGTGCGATGGTGTTGGCTTCTGCGTAGGTCATGGTGTTTGCTCCGGGTTCGTTATGTTGTTTGCTGCGTTGGATTGAACTTTAAGCGTTCCACATGAGCATGTCAACACCTAATCGCAAGAAAATTGCAAAAGGAACAGATGAGCCTACAGCAGGCTATCTATAGGGTGCAGCTACATGGGTAGCAGGTGAGGGCGAGGAAGGCGCTGTAGGGGCTCTGGTGAGGTCGTAGAGTGGTCTAGAGATGGACTAGAGGTGTCGAAATGGGCAAAACAAACAGGTGATCCCACACACATGCACAAACATCGCAGTCAGAACGCTGCATCATAACCAAAAGGCATATAGAGCGAAAAAAGGGGAGACAGTCCGGTACTCAGGACCATCTCCCCTATGGGCGATGCGTGGTGAATCTACTGCGAATCTACAGCAAGGGGATTATCAATCCTCCGCCAGCCCAATGGAATCAATGACTTAGCCCAGGGTGTGGCTAAGGATGTGACCAAAGGGAGCTCGATGTGTGCCCAGGGTGTGCCTGGAGGCCAGCTAGAGAGGGCGAGGGATACCGGTACTGTGCCTGGGTTTCGAGGGGTGCACGGGGGGTTCTGCGGCCCTGACCTTATCAGATACCCTCTCAGATTTTTCCCCAGAACATTTCAAGGGTCCCTATTGGAATCCTCCTACGATACCTGTAGACTGCCTGTAATCTATCAGCAGGGTGCCTTGGAGGGTACATGTTCGGGTTCACCAGAAGAGCGCCTATAGAGCGCCAGCAAGACACCACAGTAGTGAGCAACGCCAAGAGGGCCTGCACTGCCTGTGGGGGTATCGTGTCCCTGCAACACCTGAGGTGTGAGAAGTGCGGGACCTACCACAAGAAGCACTGGAGTGAACTGGATGGAATCACTGCAAGGCTCTTATGTGACACTAGCGACCTACCCTGAGGGGATGCCTCTAAGGGGAGGGGATGAGTGGGTGCAGTGTGTAGGGAGAATCCTAAGCCAATTTCAAGGCCATCTTAAGGGTATCTATAGTCTATCTATAGAGTATCTTAAGAGTATCTATAGGGGGATATTCATCCCTCCTGCGAGAGGTGGGTTATAGACTCCATTTCCCTCGCTCTCGCAGACCCCGTAAGGGATTCCGGTGGTCACCAGTTGTCGGCCCAGTTGTCCTCTGGAGGGGCCATTCCGAGCACATGGTCAGAGAACTTCTGGAGCTCCAAGCGGAGCATCTCAGACCTGTGGTCATCCAGCACCTTCTGGGTGTCCTTGTCCATCTGTTCCACCCAGTAAGCCACAGCCATCGCCAGTGCATCAAGGCGGTCATCCTTGGCCAGTGCTCCGCGCTCCTTGGTTACCCGAGTCATCTGGTAGAAGAGCTGGTAGTTGGTCCAGGATTCCAGAGGGTACTCGTTGTAGTTCTCTTGGTCCCGCTTGATGAGCTTGGTGTCCACCACGAGCCTGTGTTGGTTCAGTACGGGCTCTAGGGTGTCAATGATGCGCTTCTCCTTCTGCTGGCTGCTGCGAATCTCCTCAAGGGTGCAGGGATAGGTGCGGACCAGGAAGGGGGTGAAGAGCTTAGAATACATCCCATCGCCAAAGTTTGATTCGATGATGACCTGCTTGGCCTTGTACTTCTTGGCGGTGTCAGCGAGCTTCTGGAGCGTAGCGTCCTCATAGCCCCCCTTGAAGCCCCCAGCGTCCAGCAGGTAGAGCTGCCCGTTGAGCATGGCCACTACCGCATAGCTGGTCTCATCACCGCCACGGCCCGAGGGGTCAATGGCCATGACACAGCCCTGATACTCAGCAAACTCACCAGACACGAATAGAGGCCGATAGAGCCTGTCTCCCTGCAGCCCTACTGCCTGTACATCCTTGAGCAGTTGGTCCGGTCCTGAGGCCCATACGAGCTTCACAGGGGCCATCTCGGGGTTGAGGTCCAGCACCATCAGGTCAGCCAGCTTCAGCGGGTACTTGTTCTCGTCACTGAGCGAGGTGTCCAGCATGAACTGCATGGCGAACCCTGAGCGGCCATAGGATGCCTCACGCTCAAACAGGTCGAGGTCATGGAACCGTGAGGGTTCTGTAGGGGCACCACGGCCACCGCAGTCACTCGCCAGCTTCGGGTTCTTGGCAAGCTGCTTGGTGATGAAGGGGGCCACTCGTTGGCCGTAGGAGGCCATGAGCTTGTCACTGGGGAACCGTGCGGGCCAGATGCGGATTTCATAGCCCCGCTCGGTCAGCAGGTTGTAGAGGGATAGTTCA